GCTGGTACTCAAATTAAACATTTCTGTCCTTTGATGTTTAAGAGGGCAAAAGAAATCCCTCGGAATGGAGGTAAACAGATGCAGAAGATTCATGACGCAGATACCTATGATGAAGAACTCATCGAATTACTGAGTGCTATCAGTGTGGTGTCAAATCGTCTGGCAACAAATCTATCAAAGCTTGCTGGGCAAAGCAAATCAAAGGAAGGAGGAAAATTTTATGAGCAAAATGAACGAACTATCTCTTGTAGTCGAAGAACTGCGCAAATGTGGTAATGCACTGATTGGTGTTTCTGAGACATTGGCTGACTTATTCAGTGGTTCTGGTGAGTCGGAGCCAAAAGTGGAAACACCTGCAAAACCAGAAGCCAAACCAGTAACCCTTGAAACGGTACGTGCTGCGTTAGCAGAAAAATCTCGTGCAGGGTTCACTGCCGAGGTGCGTGACCTGCTTAATAAGTATGGTGCAGATAAGCTATCCGCAGTTGATCCCAAGCACTACACCACTCTTCTTGCAGATGCGGAGGTATTAGGAAATGGGTAAACATGCACTTCTATCCGCTTCATCAAGTCATCGTTGGCTAAACTGCCCACCATCTGCAAGACTTGGCGAAAACTATACAGATAAAAGCAGTGATTTTGCAGCTGAGGGTACTGATGCACATACCTTATGTGAGTTTCGTTTAAGCGAAGCACTCAGTCTTAAGTCGGATAATCCAATTGAAAATCTCACTTGGTATAACGAGGAAATGGAGTCTTGTGCAAGCGATTATGTTTCCTATATCACGGAACTTTTAGCTGAGGCAAAGAAAATCTGTGCTGACCCCATGGTGCTTATCGAACAGCGACTGGACTACTCCCACTATGTGGAGAACGGCTTTGGAACTGGTGACTGTATTATCATTGCTGACGGCACGCTTCATGTTATCGACTATAGGGGTCCTGGTCGAAGCAGAACACAATCCGCAGATTATGCTTTATGCCCTTGGTGCTTTGGAGTTATTTGACGGAATCTATGATATTGACACTGTTCACATGACCATCTTTCAACCACGCAGAAGCAACATCAGCACCTACACTTTGCCAAAAGAAGAACTGCTACGTTGGGCAAACGATATTCTGATGCCTACCGCAAAACTTGCCTATAGCGGCGATGGAGAATTTCATTGTGGTGAATGGTGCCGTTTCTGCAAAGCAAAGGCTGACTGCAGAGAACGAGCCGAAGCCAATCTGCAAATGGCAAAGGATGATTTTGCTCTTCCGCCGCTTCTCACAGATGATGAGGTTGAGGAAATTCTCGGCAAACTTGATGAATTTATCTCATGGGCAAATGACATTAAGACTTATGCACTGCAGGCAGCCGTTAGTG